GAGTAAAAACAGACGCGAAGGTAAGACAAGGACAAAAACACGAATAACACAAAAAAACTACCTAGAGTCAATGAACACACAAAACACAAATAAAATGGATCCAGCAACTATCACAGCAGCAGCATCATTAGCCTCAACAGGTATAAACGCAATAACACAAGGATCCCTAAACAAAAAAACTCGCCAGTGGAACGAAGCGATGTACCAAAAACAACGCACAGACGCATTAGCGGACTGGGCAAGAACAAACGAGTATAACGCACCACTACAACAAATGGCACGATTAAAAGAAGCGGGACTATCCCCCCACCTTATATATGGTGGAGGTGCTAACTCAATATCACAACCCGTACGATCAACAGACACAAAATCATGGTCGCCAAACGCACCACAAATTGACGGAGGACAAATAGTATCTCAATACTTTGGCGTACAACAACAACAAAACGCATTAGAAATACAAAAAAAACAAATTAAAGGACTAGAATTAGATAATTTGTATAAAGAACAAACATTACCAGATAGATCATTATCACCTGGTATAAATAATCAAAGAGTAAAAGAACAAACAAATAAATTTATAGAGGATATAAAAATGTCAAAATTATCACAAGACATGTACGCACCAAAATATAAATTATTAGAAGAACAAATAGAATCAACAATAGCATCAAGACAATATCAAATGATGATGGGAAACAATGTACAAGCAGAAACAGCATTAAAAGGATTTATGGCTCAACAAATACAAGCTATTACAGCAGGCCAAATATCCAAAAACAATATAACAGCAATAGAAGCAAAATGGAAACAACAAATAGATGACTATGTTGGTGCCGCAGGCCCATTATCATCTTCATTAGTAAAAATATTAGTATCAGCATTATTAAAATAAACCCCTAGGGTAGGGGATTAAAATAAAATATCAAATAAAAATCATAACTTACTTATACGCAATTAACTAAATGTTAATTATAAGCAAAACATTATGTTAAATAGAATTATAAACCATTAAAAATCAAACACATGGCCTACAGAAAACGTAGCAAAAGCTACAAAAAAAGAGGAACCTACTCTAAAGGAAAAAGCAAAAAACTACGCACGTACTATGTTAGTCGTGGCGGAATTCGTCTTTAATTCAAAAACTTATCAACAAAAAATTAACAAAAATGGGAAAAAACATCTTCAACTCGGTACAAGTAGAAAAACCGAAAAAAAACGTCTTCGATTTAAGTCATGACGTAAAAATGTCCATGAAAATGGGCAACTTAACACCAGTATTAGTAACAGAATGTGTACCAGGTGACAGCTTTCAAATAGGTTGCGATAGTCTTATTAGATTCGCTCCTATGGTCGCACCTGTCATGCATCGCATGGACGTATCAGTACACTATTTCTTTGTACCTAACAGAATATTATGGGAAAATTGGGAAAAATTTATAGTAGATGCAAATACAGAACATGTACTCCCAAATATAGACGGAGAATTATTACAACCACAATACGATAATTTAAATCCAGGAGCAGCAAAATTTGCAGATTATATGGGTGTCCCTACACCACCAAATGGAAGTACAATTACAAATATTAACGCATTACCATTTGCAGCATATCAAGCTATATACAATGAATATTATAGAGATGAAAATTTAATAGCAGAAGTACCATATCAATTAACAGATGGAACACAAGCAAATACAGGAACTTTCGTAACTATGCGAAAAAGAGCATGGGATCATGATTATTTTACAGCATCATTACCATTTGCACAAAAAGGATCAGCGGTAGATATACCAATTGGATCAATAGATCAAGATGTAACTGTTCAATTTAATTCATTAGAAGTAGATTCTCAAACACAAAGAATTGCAGGATTAACAACAGGAAATGCAGTAAATCAATATTTACAAATAGGACAATCTGCAGGAGAATCAACAACAGGTAACCCAGCAGTAATAGCAAAAACATCTGAATTAGAAATTGCACCTACAACAATTAATGATTTACGTAGAGCATTTAGACTTCAAGAATGGTTAGAAAAAAACGCTAGAGGCGGTACAAGATACATCGAAAACATTTTAATGCATTTCGGTGTAAGATCATCAGATAAAAGATTACAAAGACCAGAATATATTACAGGTTTAAAAACTCCTGTTATTATTTCTGAAGTATTAAACACATCAGCAACAGCAGAAGAACCACAAGGTAACATGGCAGGTCATGGAGTAGCAGTATCAACAGGAAAATATGGTAATTATTTTTGCGAAGAACATGGATACATTATCGGTATTATGTCCGTAATGCCACAACCTGCATATCAACAAGGAATACCTAAAACATATCTTAAAAATGACCCATTAGATTTCTTTTGGCCATCATTCGCACATATTGGCGAACAACCAGTTACAAATAACGAGTTGTATGCATACACAGCAACAGGAAATGATACATTTGGATATGTTCCACGCTATGCTGAATATAAATACCAAGCATCTAGAGTTGCAGGAGATTTCAGAAATGTATTAGATTATTGGCATTTAGGAAGAATCTTTGCAACACAACCAGCATTAAACCAAGCATTTATTGAATGTACACCTGAACAGGTCGAAAGAATTTTCGCAGTACAGGATGGAGAGGACAATTTATATTGTCAAATAATGCACAAAATAAAAGCAGTAAGGCCAATGCCTAAGTTCGGAACACCAAACTTCTAACATGTCAACAAGATGCATAACACCCTACTACAAAAAAATGGAAATAGTGAATGGAGTCACAATGGGCTACATTCCTTTTCCATGTGGGAAATGCCCACCCTGTCAAAAGAGAAGGATCTCGGGGTGGAGTTTCCGATTAACAAAACATGGCCAAGCAAGCAACACATCACAATTCGTTACCTTAACATACGACGAATCAAACGTGCCAATATCAGAAAACGGATTACAAACATTACGTAAAACAGATTTACAAAAATTTTTCAAACGATTAAGAAAATTAACTCATGAAAAAATATCTTACTACGCAGTGGGCGAATATGGAGATAAAACGCAACGCCCACATTATCATATTATCCTTTTTAATGGTAATTGTAACAATGTTGAGAGCGCTTGGAATCTTAACAATACTCTTATTGGTCATTGCCATTTTGGCGATGTTAACGATGCTAGTATTGGGTATACTTTAAAATATATATCAAAAGAAAAACAAATACCCATGTTCGAACAAGATGATAGACAAAAAGAATTTTCTATAATGTCAAAAGGACTAGGAAAATCTTACCTCACACCACAAGCCATAAAATGGCATAAAAATAAACTCGAAGAACGAATGTATCTTCCATTAAAAGATGGAAAAAAGGCATCAATGCCAAGATACTATAAAGACAAAATGTACAAAGACGGCGAAAAATTCATGATTTCAATACATATGAAACAATTAGCCGAAAAACAAACAGATGAATTATTAAAAGAAATAGGAATCGAAAATTTCGATTTCCATATAGTACAAAGACATTTAAATCAATTTCGTAGAAACAAAAAACAATCATTACAAAGACAAAAACTATGAGAAACATTAAAAACAGCGGAAACGCACAAAACTTTCCATATTCTGGAGAAGTTAACAATCAACCATCAGAAACAGTACCAGATCAAACAATGACAATGCGTGAGATATTAACACGATACGCAAAAGGTTTACCAATTGATGGTACAAAAACCCCATTATGGGAAGACGGCGAAGGATTCGCAAAAGATCCAGAAACATTAGATTTAGCGGAACGCGAAGAACTAGCAACTCAAGCTAGAGAAGAATTACAACAAATCAATGAAAGAATAAAAGCAGCAAAAGCGAAAAGCGATGCAAAGAATAAACACAAAATCACCGACGTAGTCGATGAAAACCAAGAGTAAAACGTAAAAACTCTAAAAAACACCACTTTTTAGGGGACGGCTTTGCCGATCCCCGACAAAGTGGAAGGCAAGCGAAGCGCGGCAGAAAAGCACTAATACTACTTGATATATTAGTGCTAATTGACACTAGGTTAAAAAAACCAGTGTAAATGAGTAAAATAGGACGCGAAGGCACGACAAGGACGACTACACGAATAACACTAAAAAACGACCTAGAGTCAATTAAAAACACAAAAAAAACAAAAACATGCCACTACCAGCAGCAGCAATACCTGCACTTATATCAGCAGGAACATCAGTAGTAAACGCAATATCACAAGGGGCAACAAACAGAAAAACACGCGAGTGGAACGAAGCAATGTACCAAAAACAACGTACAGACGCATTAGCGGACTGGGCAAGAACAAATGAGTATAACGCACCACTACAACAAATGGCTCGATTTAAAGAAGCCGGACTATCCCCCCACCTTATATATGGGGGCGGTGCTAACTCAATATCACAACCCGTACGATCTACAGACACAAAATCATGGTCGCCAAACGCACCACAAATCGACGGAGGACAAATAGTATCCCAATACTTTGGGGTACAACAACAACAAAACGCATTAGAAATACAAAAAGAACAAATTCGTGGTCTCAAAATAGCCAACGATATAGCAGAAGGCACAAAAGAAGATTCATTACAAACAAAAGGATTAACAAATCAAGCAACACAAGCCAAAATAGATAATATTATGGCAGATACTAATATGAATCGCTTAAAACAATCATTACAAGGATTAGAATACCAAAAACTAGAACAAGAAGTAAAACAACTTGTAGTAAATAATAAATACAATGCATTAAATCAACAATCTAAATTAGCTTTAAACGGATTTATGCAAGAACAAATACAACTTATTAACAAAGGGTTAATAAATAAAAATAATATATCTTCAATAGAAGCAAAATGGAAGCAACAAATTGATGATTGGGTAGGCCCAACATCAGGATTAACAACATCAATTATAAAAATATTAT